AATATGGTTAACACGTACAGGAAGAGAGAGCAAGGCAATTATTATGGGAGACGTTTCACAATTCGATATCAAACGAAGAGATGTTAAATTACTAGATTTTATTAATATGGTTAAAGATATTAAAGATATTAAAATATTTGAATTTTCTACTAAAGATATAATGAGAAGTCCATTTCTTATTGAAGTTGTTGAAAGATACGAACAATATAAAGATGAACAAATAAATAATAATAAAGAAACCACTAACTTTTGGGGTAAGAAAATATTAAAAGGATAATTTATGGAACAAAAAATAATTAATATTTGTATTGATGATGTAATAAGAGATTATTCAGGTACATTTATATATTTATATGAACAAACATATCCAGATAGAGATAAAATAACTGATTTAAATCCTTATGATATTAATAGATATTTTTTTAATAAAAAGGAAGAAGAAGAATTTTTACATTTAGAAAATCAATTTGAATTACTCGGCATGGCAACAGAATGTTATCAAGGTTGTTCGCAAGACTATAATAAAGTAAAACAATTTTTAAATGACCAAGGTTATTTAGTTAGATTATGTACTACTGAACAATACAAAGCACAACCAACAACATTATATTTTTTAGCAAAACATGTCATTCAGTCCGATGAAATAAAATTCTTTAAAAATAATTTGGAAATTACAGAAAATTGTTCTATATTGCTTTCAAGTAATCCAAAAATATTGTCAGTTAAGAAAGATGGTATGGTAGTTGTAAAACTAGATATGGAATACAATAAAAATATCTCTACCGAATATTCTATTAGAGAAATAAAAGATTTACCTAAAATTATACTTAAATTATTAAAATAAATAAAATACAATGAGTGAATTAAATGAAAAATTAGAAAAAATTAAATTATCAAAAGAAAACATTTTAAATAAAAATTTTAAAGTAATGTTTTTTATGATTCAACCAGATGCTGCTTGTGCATCTGTAATCGAAATTTATAATCATGTTAAAATCCTAAGAGGACTTGGATATGATTCACAAATTTTAACAGATACAGATGAATATGTTGTACCAGAATGGTTAGATGACGATTTGAAAGTATTACCACATATTTCATCAAAAGTTAATTTTAATATTTCAGTTGAAGATTTCCTAATTATCCCTGAAATCTTTACTAATGTAATGGAACAAATCACTCAATTGAATTGTGGTAAAGTTGTTCTTTTACAATCATATGAAAATGGATTAAAAGGTTTACTACCAGGTGAACAATGGGGTGATAAATATGGTATTACTAATGTAATTACCACAAATGAAAATTTAACTGAATTTGTTAAAACTAATATGTCACAAAATTATGATGTAAAAAATTATACAATCGGTATTCCAGAATATTTTAAAGAACCAACTAAACCAAAAGATTTAATTATTTCTTTTATAACTAGAAATCCACAAGAAGCTAGTAAAGTATTTAAATTATTTTATCTAAAATACCCACATTATAGATTTGTTTCTTTTGAAGATTTAAGACCAACAAAAAGAAGTGAATTTGCTGATAAAATGTCAAAATCAGCCGCAACATTATGGATTGATAGAATCGCTAGTTTTGGTACAACACCAATCGAAGCAATGAAATGCGGTTCAGTACCAATTGGCTTTATCCCAGATTTAAGACCAGAATATATTACAGAAAAAAATGGTTACTGGACAAATGATATTCTTCAAATGCCAACACTAATTGCAAATTTTATTGAAGATTTTATTCAAGATAAAATCGATGATAGTTTCTACAATGAAATGAGAGAAACAGCTTCAAAATATACTATCGAAAATTCAAATAAATCAATTGAAGATACATACAAATATTTCTTCAACAAAAGAGTATTAGAATTCAATAGATATCTTGAACCAGTTCAAACCACAACAGAAACTGTATAAATAACTAATAAATATAAAATAAAATATATAAAATGAAAGAAATTTTAGAAAATATCTCAATTGTAATACCAATTAATGAACTTACAAAAGATGATAAAGTTTTTCTTGAAAAAGCATTGGAATCAATTGATAAAAATAACTTTACACCAAAATCAATCAATCTTGTTCTTACAAAAGAAGTTAAAGAATATGATATAAATGATTTAGTAAAAAAATATAACTTAAACGTTATTATTAATAAAGGTAATAGTGATTACTGTTCACAAATCAATTTCTTTGCAAAAGAAAAATGTGTTACAGAATATTTTATTCCATTGGAACTTGATGATGAATTAAGTGATAACGCCCTTAAAAATTATAATAAATATTCAAAAGCATATACAAATGTATCACTATTTTTACCTATTATTGTAGAAACTGACAATAAAGACAATTTCATGAAATTTACTGACACAGAAGCATTTTCAAAAGGCTTTTATCAAGATGGTAAAATTGGTGTTGTTACAAATAAAATGTTAGATAAATTAACATTATTATTAGTTACAGGTGGTATGTATAAAACAGAAGACTTTAATATTATTAATGGTTTTAAAAGTTCACTAAGTATTAGTTTTATCTATGAATATTTACTAAGAGCAACATTTAATGACCAAATTATTTATACAATCCCTAAAATTGGATTATTACATAGAAATAATAGAGAAGGCTCTTATTTAGATATTTTAAATAAACGTGGTATCACACAAGAAGAAGTTACATTCTGGTATGAAACGGCAAAAAAAGAATACTACTTTACCGATGAAAGAAAAGTAGAATATATTTTATCTTAATAAAAAAAATGTAAGTAAAATAAATGAAACAATAATAGGATTATTCAAATATTTTACTTACATTTGTATATAATAATTAGAAACAATATTTTTAAAATAGTTTTATATATTTTTATATATTTTTAAATAATACAATATTTTATATATTATTTTAAACTATTTTTTAACCTAATTTTTTTTATAATGAATATTATTTAAATGTCTAAATTAAAAAAACCTGAAAAAGAAAATTACTTCGGGGAAAAAGAAGAAAAAGCTGTTATAGAATATTTATCCTCAAAAGATAATGATGAAAAAAATTATATCTATACAAAATATCTTCACGAACCTATCGAAAAATTAGTAAAAGGTTTATTACAAAAATACCCCAGATATGTAGGTAGTTGCGGTATAGATGAATTAGAAGCAAGAGCATACATACAAGTATATAATGCAATACAAGGATTCGATTATACAAAAATAGGAAAAGATGGTAAAAATGTTAAAGCATTTTCATACTTAGGTACTATATGTAACAACTACTACAAAACACACTCACTACAAGCAAATAAAAAAGAATCTATCAATGATGATATCGGTCAATATAATTTAGATTATATTGAACAACAAATCAAAGATAAAGCGTATATAGACGACAATATTAGTAGCGAAGCAGATGTACTAGACAAAATAGTTAATAATACCGTAGAGGCTCTTAAAAAGGAAATTAAAGAGAATAAAACATTAAGAGATGATGATATAAAAGTAGCAGAATCTATTATACTTATTTTAATGAATTATGAATATTTCTTCTACGAAGAAAATGATGAAAAATTAGAGTATACTAAAAGAGGAAAACTTAAAAAACAAAAAACATCAAATATATACACCAAAAATAAAATATTTTATATTTTAAAAGAACAAACAAGATTAGATACAAAAGATATTAGAAAATCAATACTTAAATTTAAAAGTCTTTATTTTATGGTGAAAAAAGATGTTGTAGGCTAAAAAAAAGTACCTTAATTGTAATAACTAAGGTACTTTTTTATTTTTTCAACTATTTATAATAAAATAGTTGATATTTTATTTGTTATATAAAATATAAATGTTACCTTTGTTATAGTTAAACTAATAGTGAATAATAATAAATTAAAAATTAAATTAAAATTATGGGATTTGAAACACAAAACACCGCAAAACCAGTAAAATGGTTAAAAGTTATCTCCGAAAAAAATGGCGATATTATCTTAGGAAAATTTTTCCAATTATCAGAAAAAAGGGATGGAAAATATGTACACACCCTAATAAAAAACTCAGCTAACTATCCACTACCATTTCATGGCTATCTATTGGATATTAAAGTTGATTCAGAAGCTACATATAAAGATTCAACAGGAAAGATTATTCCAGCACCAAATGTTAAATTTTCATTTACAGATGATGATAATGAAAATTATATTCTACAATTACCATTTACAAATAATGAAGGTAGAGTAAACAGTATGGTAAGCACCATGCTAAATAGTTTAGCAAATATTAAATCATATGGTTTAATTAAACTATCTATTATCAAAAATGAATCACAAAAAAACGGTAAAACAGAAATTAATTTCAATCTTACTTTAAGACATGATAAAGATTGGGTTAGCGGTTCAAAAGACTTTTTTAGATTCGCAGCACCAAAAGATGGTGGTGAAGATAAAACAAAAGCATCTTGGAAATATGACTTCAAAGCAGATGTCCCACCAACAATGATTAAAAAAATTGTCGATGGTGAAGAAGCTGAAATTAAAAATCATAAAAAACATCAACAATTTTATTTAGACGTAATTGAAAAAGATATCTTACCTAACTTATCTAAGGTTAATTATAATATCTTACCAACAACCCCTAAAACAGCAACTACACCTAGTAATGTAGTATATGAAGAAGAAGGTGGTTCTGATAATGAAATTTTAAGTGATGATGAATGGTCGAAAAAAGTAGGTGTCCCAACAGAAGAACCTAAAACATCGAAACCAAAAACAAATGCAGAAAAAATTGCAAGTCTTGGTGATGATGATATGCCATTCTAAATAAAACCCCTATATAAGTCACCTTAACTTTTAATCCCGTAAGATTAATTGTTTTGGTGACTTTATATTTTAAAGAATAACATATTCCATATCGGAATATGGAATAACTAATTAATGATATAAATAATAATATAATGAAAAAACCAGTAGATAAAAATATAGTAGATAGTAATGTTGAAAATACTATTGAAGATAAGAATATTCCAACAAGGAAAAAACCTATGGAAAAAAAGTCGTTTAGTTTAAATGATTTTAAACAAAAAAATAATTTAAATGATGAAGTTAAAGATAAAACATTAGATTATATTAGGGTTTCACCAGCATTTGAAGAAGCAACAGGATTAGGTATAGCTATCGGTTATGTTTCTATTGTAGCAGGGTTTTCAAGTGTTGGAAAATCTACATTAGTAATGGAAGCAATTGTTGGCTCACAAAAAAAAGGTATACTACCAGTAATTATTGACCTTGAAAATAATTTTTCATTTGAACGTGCAAAATTAATGGGTATGGAATTTGAAGAGGTTTGTGATGAAGAAACTGGTGAAATTAATGGTTATGATGGTTTCTTTTTATATATAAATTCACAATATATATTAGATAATTACGATAAAAAACGTAATAATAAGTTAAAAGAACCAACAATTGAAGGTTTAGCAGCTTGCATTAATCATCTTCTTGATGAACAAGAAGATGGTAATTTAGATTACTCATTATTAATTACATTAGATTCTATCGGTGTTCTTGCAGATGAAAAAAGTGCATTAGGTTCTAGAAATAATCAATTTGCTGCTGGTGCATATGCAACACAATTTCAATCATTATTAAATTATAGAATACCTGCTTCTAGAAAAATGAATAGACAATATACCAATACAGTGCTGGCGGTCAATAAGATATGGCTAGATAACATGAATGGAAGTTCTATTAAGATGAAAGGTGGTGAAACATTTTTTTATAGTGCCAGGGCAATTTATTTACTTGGTGGTCAATTAACACATGGTACAAGAAAACTTTATGCTGAATGTACATATAAAGGTGTAAAATATAGTTATCAATATGGTATTGAAGTAAAAGCTAAATGTATTAAAAATCATATTACTGGGGTTAGTACTGAGAATAAAATTATTAGTACAATGCACAAATTTATTTCTGTTGATGGTGTTGAGGAATACAAAAAAGAAAATAAATTATTTTTATTATCTAAATTAGGTATTCCAGAAGATGCTGATGTTGAAATAAAAACAACTGAAATTGTTACAAAAGATGAAGATGTAGATTAAATAAAATACCCCCTTAATTGGGGGTATTTAAAATATAATATATATGAATAATATAGAAATTTTAAAAAATAAATCTTTTAAAATTTTTGGTGATAAATTTAATTTTGACAAAGTTTTATCATTTAAAAATTATAATGATATTATAACAATAACTTGCAATATTCATGGTGATTTTGATAATAAAATAAGTAATTTTATTTATTCAAAACATGGATGTTCATTATGTGCGAAAGAATATAATTCACAACAAAGAAGTTTTACTAACGAAGAATTTATTAATAAAATAAAAAATATATATGGTGATAATTTTTTATATGATAAAGTAATATATAATAATATAAATAAAGATGTAATTATTGGTTGTAAAAAACATGGGTATTATAATATAAAAGCATCACAATTATTAGACAAAACATCTTGTAAAGATTGTAAAAATGATGAATATAAAAATTTATTTATTAATAAATCAAAAGAAATACATTTAAATAAATACAATTATAATAATATAAAATATATTAATTGCAATACTGCTGTTGAAATTCAGTGTAATAAACACAATACTTTTTTTTATCAAAAACCTAAACATCATATAAATGGTTCAACAAATTGTGAACAGTGTTTAAGTGATAAAACAAATAAAAGTAATGAATGCTTTATTAAAGAATTAATTAACACTCACGGTGATAAATATAAATACGATAAGGTTAAATATATAAATTCAAAAACAAATGTTATTGTTACCTGTAATAAACATGGTGATTTTGAAACAATTTCTAGTTATTTAATTGGTAAAAATGCCACAGGATGTCCTAAATGCGGTACAGAAAAAACATCAAATTCATTAAAAATGAGTTTAGAAGATTTTTTAATAAAAGCAAAAAAAGTTCACAGTAAAAATAAATTTAATTATGATAATGTAATTTTTAATTCAAATAAAGATAAAATTGATATTTATTGTAATAGTTGTAAAAAAAGTTTTAAACAAAAATTATCACACCACATATCTAGTCAATGTGGTTGCCCATATTGTAATGAATCCCTAGGCGAAAGAAAGATAAGTAAATTACTAAATGATAAGAATATAAAATATATACCACAACATAAATTCAGTAATTGCAAATATAAAAAAGTATTAACTTTTGATTTTTACCTACCTGAATATAATTTATGCATAGAATACGATGGAGAACAACATTTTAAACCAATAGAATGGTTTGGTGGTGAAAAATCTTTTATTGAAACGCAAATTCGTGATGAAATTAAAAATAAATACTGTAAAGATAATGATATTAATTTATTAAGAATACCTTATACAGATAAAAATATAATAAAAACCTTAGAAGAATATTTACTAAACAACACACCTTTATGAAACTTCAATTTTACATACCATTCCTTATAGGACAGTTAACACTTATATTAATTTACTATAAACTTATAATAAATACATATTTCTCTTGGTTTTATGTATTTCTTCCTGTATATTTGTTAGTAGGATTAATAATAACACTTATATTAGGTGTAGTTATTTACAACAAATATTTCAATAAAAATTATAAATCATGAAATGTAAATCTTGTGGAAATATAATTAATCCAAGATTAGGTTATTGTTTTAGTTGTGCAGATATTGATTTAAGAATAACAAAAAGTTTAAATAATTTAAAAAATTTACTTAAAAAACATTTAAAATGGAAATAATTAGAATAGTACTATTATTATATACTATAATTTTTGGATTATATTATACGGGGTTGTATTACAAAACAAAGGATAATTGGGATTTATTTCTAGCTGCACTGAATATATTAGCAGTATTATTATATTTAACGCATTAATAAATGAACAATACATTATTAGTTGATGGACATTACTTATTAAAGCGTTCATTTTTGGTTAAATCAAATTATTACACACATGAATTTGGTAATATTAGTGGGTTATTTAATTTTTTTCTTACACTAAGAACACTTACTAAGGAATTAAAAATTAATAAAATATTAGTATGTTGGGATGGTGAGAACGGTGGAAAACAAAGACATAACATTTGTAAAAACTATAAGGCTAACAGAAAAAACAAATCTTGGTATAATAAAATTAATTTATCTGAGGCTGAAATGAAGAGAGAGCAAGAATCAAAAGAATCTCTTTTAAAGACTAAGGTAAGAATCCAACAATATTTAGAAGAATTATTTATTCGTCAATTGAGTGTTGAATTTATTGAAGCTGATGATTTAATTGCGTATTATTGTAAGTTATATCATACAACTGAAAATATTACTATTTTTACTAATGATAGGGATTTATGTCAGTTAATACAATATGATACAGTTAAGTTGTATTTAGCAAATAAAAAAATAGTTATAACAAAAGATAATTATTTTCTTCATTTCAATCATCATTATAAAAATATTGCTTTGATTAAAACTTTTTGTGGTGATATTTCAGATAATATTTTTAATATAGATGGATTGCAGGAAAAGACGTTTTTAAAATTATTTCCAAAGGCGATTAATGAAGAAATGTTTATCGATGAAGTTATTGAAAATGCTAAGTTAATCAAAGAGGAAAGAAGTTTAAATAAAAAACTTAAACCTTTATTAGTTCTTGATGCTATTATAGATGGTAGAGGTATTGATGGTAAAGTATTGGGTAGAGATTTTTATAGTATAAATTATGAGATAATTAATCTTAAAGAGCCTATGCTTACTAAGGAAGCGAAATATGAAGTAGAGAATATTGCTACAATAGAATTAGATGATACTAATAGAGGTAGTAAGAATTTATTAATGTTAATGAAAGAAGATGGTTTCATGAAAGTTTGGAATGGTAGTATAAATGATTTTTGTTTACCATTTTATCCAGTGATATTAAAAGAAAAAGAATATCTTAAAAATAATAAATAAATAATAGGATTATTCAGATATTTTAATTATAATTGTAAATAATTATTAATAACTTAAAATTTTAAAAAACAAATGAGTGAACAAATTAATTCTTTTGTAAAAGACCAATATAAGTTTGGTTTATACTTAAATGATAGCCCCATATTAGAGAGGGTTTTTAGGGCTGATGTTTATAATGTAAAGTCTAGGAATTTAAATTTAAAAGATGTTGCTAATGACATCATAAAAGGTCTTAGAGACATCCTTTCTACTAATGATAGTAATTTAAATATTGATAAATATTTAAAAACCTATAAAGAAGATGTTAAATTCTTTGGTTTAAGTAAAGAGCATGATAAGAGTGTTAGAACACCTTTAAGTTCTGAACAAGAAGCGTTAAATAATACTAATGGTTATTATTTAAATAATAATGAGAATTTTAAATATATTCTATATTATAATGGTAATTATGTTATTGAAAGAAATTTTTGTGTTAAGAATTATAATCCTAATGCTAGATTTTCGGCAGAATTAACTAATTATTTTAATGATATTGTAAAATATATTGAATTACACATAAAACAAAAAGATTCTGATTTTATGTGGGGTGAATATAGTATTAGAAATCGTCATGGTTTTGATATTGACACAATTAGACAATTTAATGCTGAACAAAAGGAAAAAATGTTAGTAGAGCCTATTATATAATAATAACAAATAAATCTTGGGTATAATAGTTATATCCAAGATTTTAATTAAAAGTTAAAAATTCAACCTAAAATAAAAAAATAAAACATGTCTATCGAGAATGAAGTAGTAAAGCAACACATGGGTAAATTAGGATTAAACTATCAAACTAAATTAGTTTATGAATTATTATTACCTAATAATATTAATGAGAACACAAAAAATATCTTCTTTGAAGAGATTATAAGATATTTAGAACCATCATATTTTGAAACAATGGATATGAGAAGAATAATGGTTTTAATAAAGGATTATTATAAGAAATACAATAACATACCAAATATTGATAATATTTATACGGTAACAGAGACAGAGGTATCAAATGATATTGAGAAAAAAGAGATTGAAGCTAGATTAGTTAGTATTAGAAATCTTGGTATTAAGTATAAGTCAGGTGAAATTAATGAAGATAGAAAATTTATTAAAGAACAAGCTTTAACATTCGTTAAACAGCAAGAATTTTTAAAAGCAAATAAAGAATCTACTGAAAAATTGGAGAAGGGTATTGTTGATGAATCCACTATTATTGCATTATCTGAAAGGTATAAAGCTATTATTGATATTGGTCAACCACAAAGACATGGTAAAGATATTTTTGAATCGATTGATGAGGTATTATCTGAGGATTCTAGGAGACCTATTGGAACTGGTATAAAAGAAATTGATAATAAAGTTAATGGTGGTATTGATAGAGGTGAGTTTGCATTAATACTTGCATCGCCAGGTATTGGTAAATCAACTATGTTATCATTGATTGCTGCTAATAATTATATGGCAGGTAAAAATGTATTACATATTATATTAGAAGGTAAAGAAAATGATATTAGAAGAAAAATTTATGCAAAGGTATTAGGTATTCCTTCTTCACAATTATCAAAACAAAAGGAAAAAGCTAAAAGTAGAATTGAAGATTTAAAGAAGAGTCCTATTGTTGGTAAACTTAAAATTGTTAGATTATCTGATGATACCACACCAACAAAATTAAAGAAATTCATTAAAAAAGAAGAAGATAAACGTGGCAAAATTGATTTAATTGTATTAGATTATATTGATTGTTTAGAACCTGATGATAGAAATAATGATAAATGGTTTGGACAGGAACAGGTTGTTAAAAAAATTGAATCTTTATGTGAAGAACTTGATGTTGCAATGTATGCAGCAATACAAGCTAAAAAAGAAGCCAATAATGTTAGATTATTAGATATGAATCATTGTGGTGGTTCTGTTGAAAGATTGAAAAAGGCACACATGGTTATTTCATTAGGTAGGGATATTAATCAATTAAATTCTAATCAAATTAATATTGTTATTAATAAATGTCGTTTTGCGAGAGCAGGTTGGGTTTGGGAAGATATTTTATTTAATAATGATACTTTGGATATTAAAATTGATGATTCGCATCATGCTCAGTTTAATGAAGATTTGGTAATTAAAGAAGATAATATTAAAATTGATGATTCCGCTATTAAAAAAATTAATAATCAAGAGAGTATTAATTCATTTGAAAATAATACAGAAATTATTAATAAAATAAATTTAATAGATTAAATAAAATGTTATAATTATTATAAAAACCGTTGCAATTAAGTTTGTAGCGGTTTTTTGTCTTTAAAAAAATCATAATAATCTGTTCCGTCAATTATTTTTTTTCTATTGTCTACCCATAAAAATTTTGATATTGGATTATCAATATCATCTTTAATAGGTGGCATTTTATTATTAATGTTGTTATTTATACTTATAAAACAATTTTTCTTTAAATTATTATTTACATCATAAAAACTACCAATTGGTCCATTTTCTTTAATATGTTGATTATGTAATTCCTTAATCATATCTTTCATATTATTTATATCATTTTTCATTACTTCAACATCTGTTTTTATACTGGATATATATAAAAAAACACCAACTAATATTGTACCTAAATATATATATTTATCAATTTGTGACCAAGTTATATTATCCGTACCTTTTTTATCTAATGACATAAAATTCATAATTTAAAATTAAATAGTTTTAAAACGAAAATAACCACCTATTTCTAAGTGGTTATTTTTTGTAAAATATTATAATAAATAATTAAATTCTATTTTTAATTACATCATAAATCCCTTTAAATATGATAGGTTTACCAATATTATCTAAATAAAATTGATATTGTGTTTTAAAACCAGTTTTTAATGTTGTACTATATTTAATAGGGTCATAAGAATTACCTTCATTATCTTTTTCCTCTACATAACATGTAGTTAAATCTGTTACAGTTCCACCACTAATATTCACAATAGTAAAATCATCGCATAAAATTCTATCTGATTTATATACTCCTGATGGATATGATTTAATAAATGTTGTATTATCATTAGCTAATTGTATTACTTCAATTATTGGTGTTGTTACTTTTCTTTCCCATGAAGAAATTATCATATCTCCAAAAATAGATATATATTTAATATTATCTTTTTCATAGAGATAACCATTACCATCACCATTATCATCTATTTTATATATAAAACCGTAAGTAGAATCAATCTCCCTACTTACATTAACTTGTGTACCTGTATTCATATTATTTTTATTTTAAATAGTTATTATTATTTTATTGAACTGAATGTGAATATCCTTTTCTTGTTTCCCAATACGAAATCTGCACTTGTGTTTACATTAACTAAAGTTTTCATAATATTTTATTTTTGGTATTATATTAATAAGCTCCTATACATCTCCATTTCGAAGTTGCAACATTCCAAATGAAGTCAACGCTTAATTTATCCGTTGATACAGTTGTAGTAGGTAAAGCTATAGTAGATGCTTCAAAACTTGCACCCCAAGTTATTGCTCTTGCAGCTGTTCCTGTAATATCTATCCAAAGCTTTTGACCTCTTACAGGAGTACCTGTTAAGTTAGTTGTAAATGAAGTTATGTCAACAGTTTGACCTGTAATTTCATAGTAATCAGTTACATCTGTATTAATAGTTGGTGTAGCACTTGATGCAGTAGTTCCTACTCTTGGTTGAGATAAGTCTTGCCAAATAGTTCCGTCATGATACCAATAACCTGCATGTACATCAGTTTGATAAACTATTAATCCTGCAACTGGTGACGCTATAGCAACTCTTTGTGCAGCTGTCATTCTTGGTGCTGGTAAACTACCTTGAGTTGTGCTGTCTGTTTGTAATGATGCACTTGCTGACTTCGTGCCTGAACCAACATATAACCCATCGTTTTGTACTGTTACTACTATTGTACCGTCTTTTTTTCTCCATGTACTTATTATTGTACTTGCTGTACTATTAACAGCTTGATTTCTGATTTCGCCACTTGATAATATACGGAATACATAAACATCATTAGGCTCATTATATACACCTATTGGATTTTGATTGTAAGCAGCTTGTGTAAATAAAAAAAGTTGATACCCAAAATTACCAGTTCCATTTGGAGAAATTGAAACAGAGTAACCTGTGCCTTGTTCATTTCTAATTGAAAAATCCTTACATTGCATAGTTGTTAAAAGTGCTGAATTAGCAATTTGAAGTAAAGGTATATTTCCAGAATTATTATATACTGAAAATGCTTGCGTAACCCCTACATCTGCTGTTCCTTCAACATAAGTTCCAACTGAAAAATAATTATGCCTAATTCTAGAATTTACTAAACTAGAACCATTATAATATGGAATAAATCCATTACTTATACTGCCACTTAAAAGACTTACCCAAGCAGTACCATTATAGTACTGTGGAACATTTAAAGTTGTATCAAACACTTCTAATCCTGTTGCAGGAGAAGCTATTGCTAACTTTTGAGTAGTGGTCATTCTAGGATTAACCAACGAACCTTTAGTAGTACTATCTGCTTGAAGTATAGCACTTGCATTTTGTGAAGTGTGACCTATTCCTAAACCTTCACTACCTGTCCAATAATTAGCTAATCCTGTTGTTGAATATTTTTGATTTAATAAAGGTAGTTCACTGTTTAACCAAGTATTTAATAACTGTTGCTTTGCAAAAGTCAAACCTGAATTTGTTGTTACAGCTATTTTACCACCTGTTAAAGCAACTTGTAAAGCAGCTGCATTTGATGTAGGTTTTGTGATTATTAATTGTGAAATAGTACCAACATTGTAATAGTACCCTTCAATATAAGTAGTTGGATTGGACACACTAAAATAGTTCCAACCTCCGTAATAAATATTTTGAGTATTAGGAGCATACGCCCCATTTCCAACATCTGAACCATCCCAAAATTTAAGATTAGTATTTCCTCCTATTTCTTGAGACCAATATGAAACACCATCTATTGCAGGAATAAATTTTAATCCTGCTGTTGAATTTACTGAAAACCCAACCCTGTTAGAATTTATAAGAACACTTTGAAAATCTCCTGCCCCTATTGTTCCAGTCATCGATGTTTTAACACCATTTGCAAAATAATTTGCTTTTAATCTTCGAGTTGTTTCAGCAGTTGTGCCATCGTCAGTAAATAAAGATGATGCATCCCCAGAAGTCCATGAAGTACTACTAACAGAAGTTAATAATGTTTGTGAATAAGGTATTGTAATATCTATTGAATTTAATGTTGCATTTATTTTAAAACCAACAGCAACAATTATTTTAATAGTAGATGAAACACTTCCACCTGCAACTATTATAACTTCTTGACCTGCACCTGTTACACTTGCAAGTGTTAATGTTCTTGTTGCCGTTAATGTTCCTGTTTGTAAGACTATTAATCTTTTTGCAGTTGTATTTACAGTAGTATAATTAGCATTAGTACTCCATGTTTCATAAGCTATTTCAGTTTCACCTGTTAAATAAACGTTTGAATCAACTGAACCATCAGCTTTAACGAATTGATTTGTAGTTCCAGTTAAATAACCTATTGTTGTTCCTGTTGAACGAACAAATCCATTTCCATTTAATTGTGGTTGACCACCAAGACCAGATAATGTATAGGTTGGTATATTAAGTGTATTTCCAGTAAAAGTGGCTGAACCACTTGTACCTGTAACAGTAAAAGTTGATATTCTATTATTATATGCTGTATTCCAATTGCTTGAACTATCAATATAAGTATCATTTATTGGTGTACCACTCCAAGAGCCTGTGGTTATTCCACCAACAGTATTTATAGAAGTTTGACCAGTATATGTTGATGCAATATCAATTGTACTACCTGATACTGTTATTCTATCCGTTGTACCTAATAATGTTGTTGAACTAATTTCAATATATATTGAACCACTCCATCTATATGTTAAATTTGTTGGTAAATCAATATAAATTTTACTTGTTTCACCTATTATAGTTATAGTATGTCCACTATCTTCATAAAAGTTTGAAGTATAATAATACCCTTCAATTACATCATCAACATATGATGGTAATTGTGATGATGGTACTTTACCAGCGACTAAATCTGCTTTATTAGTATTAAGATTATCTAATGCATTTGTTGTTGTTGAACCTGTAACGGTTGATGTATTAATAATTGAATCAGTATTTAATACAATATTATTATTTTCCCATTTATTTGTATTAGAATTCCAAAGAATAGTATCACCAGATGTTAATGTTGTAAAATTAACATCAGTCATACCTGATAATGTTGAACTAGCATTTAAATCTATTGAAGTAGGTAATAATTTATTTAAAACAGAATTATACACTAATGTTTGTCCAGATGTTATACCTGATATAACAAATTCAACATCTTGCACTAATAATTTTTCACCAATACTAATACTACCATCAAATGATGCAGTACTACCTGACGGTATAATTGATTGTCTGGATAAATCTGGTTTAGTCATGTAAATACTTTTAATTATAAATAGGTTTACAATATATTTTAAAAACTATTTATAATAAATAAATATATAACAATGGATTTAATACGTACATATTTAGATAAGCAATCAACATTAATTTATAATAATCAGACGAATAATTCAAAAAATCCTGTTTTTGAATTGGTTAGAGGTAAGAATTTATATTCTAGATATATTTTTAATATTGATTTGAGTGAATTAAGGAATAAAATAAATAATAATGGTATAAAACAAAATGTTATAACAAAACATTTAATTAAGTTTTATTCTACAATTAATTATAGGGAAGATTTAATTGGTAAAACTACTGTTAATGGTTTTAATAGAGATAGTTCATATACATTACAATTATTTGAAATAACAGAAAATTTTAATGAAGGGTTATATTTTGATTACATATATAGTGGTTTTAATGAGTTAAGTTTAAATGAACATGCACCAAATTGGTATTATAGAACTAAAACTGATACTTGGTCACAAAATGGTATTTTTACGGGTACAACAACGGGTATTACAACACAATATTTTGAACAAGGTAATGAAAATATTGAAATGGATATCACTAGTTACATAAATAATATATTATATAACACAACAGGTAATACATTAAATTTAGGTATATCATATATATCAACAGATGAACAAACAATAACGGGTGAAACTAAATATTTAACATCTTTTTTTGCAAAGGAGACTCAAACATTTTTTGAACCTTGTTTAGAAACTACTGTTAATTCAGTTATAATTGATGATAGAAATAAATTTTATTTGGATAAAAGCAATAATTTATATTTCAATGTTAATAGAGGTATAACATCTGTTAATAGTGTAAAAATATATGATTATGAAGATAATTTAATTAAAACTTTAACAAGTAATAGTATTACACAAATAGATAATAAAAATTATGGTATTAATTTAACTATTAGTGGTAATACTTATCCAGATTTAGTTAATTTTAAAGATGTATGGAACTATACAGTTGATGGTGTGATAAGAGACCAAGAACAAGAATTCACATTATTATTAGAAGATATTTTTAATGATAAAGATAGTTATTTAGAAACTAGTAAATTTAGTTTTAGTACATATGGTATAAAAAATGGTGAAGATATTAGACAGAATAGTGGTATTAGAAAAATTGAAGTGATTACAAAACGATTATATAATAATTCAATTACTGAAAATAATTTATTAGATACTTTATTTTATAGACTTTATGTATTACAAGGTGATAATGAAGTAGAAATAATACCATTAACACAAATTAGTAAATATAAAAATGGTAATTTCTTTGAAATAGATATAGATTCATTAATACCTAAAACATATTATATTGATATTAAAGTGACAAAAGACAATATAGTTTATGGCGAAAATAAAATAATCAAATTTAATGTAAAAAGTTTATTGTAAAATATATAGTTATTATCTATTTAAAAAATCTCTATTATTAATTTAATAGAGATTTTTTTTTGTAAAATAAATTAAATATTTATGTAAATTATTTGTTTTATTAAAATAATTATTTTAAATTTGTTTAATTGTACTGTAAACTAATACTTAGTAATATGGAAATGAGTAGTGATAACCAATTTTCGATGGTTAATAATTTAATAAAACGTAGTATATTATTAAATATCCAACGTATTGATGACGATAAAGAGTTAATGGATAATGTATGTAGTAATTTAGATTATGCAGGATTGAGTAATTGCGAAATTATATATCAATATCCAATTGTTTATTGGTGTTATATTGAATTATGTAAAGAAGAATATACAAAAACTGTAAAAGAAATTGGTGGTTTAAAACAAATAAAATCATCTATGTTATTTTATCTTAATGGTTTTGATAACAATACTTTATGTATTTATCAATTTGTTAAAGAGATTGATAAACCTGGTAATAATAAAAAAAGAAAAACTATTGAAGAGTTAGAATTACAATTACAGGAAGCTATTGAAAATGAAAATTATGAACAGGCTAGTAAACTTAAATCAAAAATTAACATTAAATTAAATAATAAAAGAAAATAATGGTCAAATCTAATAATGAAAGGTGTAATAATGTTTATAAAATATTATTACATGCAAAAGATAATAATGTAAAAATTCCTCAATCATGTGTTGAATTAGGTTACGGTGACAATTATGTTAGAAATTTTTTTGATAGAAATTTTCTATATACTAATTTAAATTCTAAGAAGATTTCAAAAGAATTTCATGATGAATTAAAAAATTTATATGAAACATTAACAAGTAAAAAAATTAAAGAAATCAAAAGTGAAACAAATACTATTTTAGATGATACAGATAATATAGACATTACATATAAAAATCTATTAAATATACTTGATTATAGTATAAATAATAATAAAACTATTACTGAAACAGAACTTATATTAGGGTTTTATACTAGTTATTTTACTAAAAGAAAAAATACATTAGAAAAAAATCTTGTAAATGGTAGATTTGATTCTAAATTATATTCAATATTAGAAGGTTTACATAATAATTATTTAGAAAGTAGACATGTAAGTAAAATAAATAATCAAGATATTGAAAAAAGTTTTGATGAAAGGGCTAAAACTGATGTCATTAGAAATTCAGAAGGATTAATTAATAAATATACTTATAATATCTTAGTAAGAGATGAAAAAGATTTTATTGGTGAATTAACTAGGGAACAAATGGAAACAATTGTTTCTAATTACCCTTATGTTACACAAAAAAATTGTAGTGCTTATTTTCCTTATTTAACTTTTGTTGAATTTAAAAAGATTTTAAGAGCATTTAAGATAACTAAAGATAGTTTATTTCCACAACATCTTTTAGAAGAATTAGATGAAAATACGTTAGCTGAATTAGCTTTAAAAGCGAAAGAAAAAGCTGGTTTAAAGAAATTTGTAGAACTAAAACCTATTGTTATTGAAAAACAATTAAGAGAAGTTCAAGAAGAATTATTTAAATTAAAGGAAGAAAAAGATTTTATTGTAGATGCAATAAAAGAAATTTTAAAAGATGATGAAGTTAGTAGTAAGAATTATTTTAAATATGAAAAATTAAATTCAGAAAAAGCATTATTCATTTGGTTAGCTGATACACATATTGGTTCTTGTAATAAAGGTGCTTTATATAGTAAACCTTATAATAAAGATGTTTACTATGATAGGTTAAAACAAATTTTAACAGAAATTAAAGACCAAGGTGATTTGTATAATAGATTTGATAAAATAACTATTGGGTCATTAGGTGATTGTTTAAATTCAGTAAATGGTTATACAACAAGAGGTGGTCATCAATTACCTGAAAATATGAATCCAAAAGAACAATTCCAAGTTTATATTGAATCAATGATTTGGTTTGTTGATGAAATTCATAAAATGAATATTTCTAATAATATTGAATTTGTTTCAGTTGAAGGTGGAAATCATGATGGTTATTTTTACCATGCAGCAAACCAATCATTAAGATATCTTTTTGAACTTAAATATCCTCAATTAAAATTTACTTTATTTGAAAAAGAAATTGATTCAATTAGTTATGGTGAAACTGAATTAATTATTTTACATGGTAAAGATACAAAAAACCAAAAACATGGTTTTCCAAAAACATTAGATATTAAAACAGAATTATTCTTTGATAATTATATTAAAATGAATAAAATTAAAAAAGATAATATTTTAGTTGTTAAAGGTGATTTACATTGCTACGCATCTGAATATAGTAAAAATAACGGTTTTAAATACATTAACGTACCTTCTATATATGGTGGTTCAGGTTGGATTGATAGTAATTTCGGTAAAACACAACCAGCTACAATATTTCATATAGTAGATAAAAATAACGGTAAAATGGTTGAAGGTTATATAGAATTAAATTAAGATGATAATATTATTACCATTACTTATAATAGTGATTACCTTGTCAGTAGATTTATTTCTACTGACAAGCTTAATTAATACAAATTTGTTTATGTACAGTTTAATTATATCATTTTTTCTTGGATATTATTTAGATTTTATTTATTACAAAAATAATCCTAATGATAAACTAATTGATAATGATGATTTAATTGATTAAAAATATATATAAAATGAAAAGAAATATAAACGAAATAAAACAAATAATTAATGAAGTTTTTGAAAGTTTAATTAAAAATTATACTATAAAACGAAAACATCCACTATCTTTTAAAGCTACTTTTATTACTAAAAATGGTTTTGAATATAATTTTGATAGTACAATATCAAATAAAGAAGATGATAAATATAAATCATTTGATAAAGAATTTATTGATATTATTTTTAAAGATAAAAATTTAATACCTTTAATTTCATTTAATTATAAAGGTTCTTTTGAAAAAACTAATTTTAATAATTCTATTGAAGTATTATTAAATGTTTTTGGAATAGTAGATGATTATATTAATTTATATCCAAATGAGAAAGTAATTGTTTTTTCACCAAATAGTTTATCTAA